TAGCAAGGTGAGTTGCAAGATGATCCCCGACTGTTAAAGGTGCTAATAATGATCCACCAGCAGGTACGAAGAAGTCGCGTCCGCCATAGCGTGCGCCTAACTCACCAGTGAAATCGAAGTCCGAAATATTTGTTATCCGAACTATTTTAAGGTCATTTTCATTCATGATGTTATTTCTATCACTTATTATTTATAATCTGGGCTTCGCCGTTCCCAGCACAGGTCTTAAGGCCTGTGTCCTGTCCTCCTAAAAGAAGGACAGAGACAAGCATTAACGAATGTTTACGCGAACAAGTGCTGTCTGGTCTGCTGCTGCGTTAGCAACTAAACAGATACCAAGATTTTGTTCATCGAATGGACCCTTAGCTGTAGTTGCTTTCACAACTTGGCCAGTAGTGTCATCACCAGTAACAAATCCTTTTCCAACAACAAGAGCTTCACCTGCTAATACACATCCATCACCATTTGTTAACAACCAACCATAGTCGTTTGCAGCAAAGGCAACTTGAGCAACACCAACTGCACTTTGTACTTTATCAGTGATAGCTGCCTTAGCAACTTCACCCATTGTGCGAAGTGTAATATCTGAGTCTGCAACTGCAAGAGCTGTAGTAAGAGCTGTTTCTGGATAAAGTTCAAGAGTATCAACTGTGTTTGTCTTAACCTTGAAAGTCTGTCCTACACCAGTACCATCATCAACAACACCAATTGCATCTTCGAATTGACCAGGAGTCCATCCAGCAGCTGCTTCAGTAATGTAAACAATGCGACCTAATGCATCAGTACCTGAAGATACTGTATCAACGGCAGTAACTGCATCTGGTACAGCAACTGAACCTTTTGCTAGAGCTGATTTTGCTTTAGCGTAAACCCATTCACGTCCATCAGGAGTTAACCCCTTTGTTCCTTTTTTAAAAGAAGGAGCAGTCTCTGTTCTGTAAACGTTTTGAAATGTTATATCTAACATAATATTTTTTCAGCTTTGGGTTCTTAGCCCTCCGCCATTTGGGGTAAACACCCCTTAATTAATAAACTAACTTTATTTCCTAACGTATCCTGCTTTTACACAGGATACGAAGAAAATTTTCAAACTTAAGATGCTGCAACCATTTGTCCTTGTAGACGTGGGTTTTCACAGATAAAGTTACCTGCGTATATAATGTGTCCCACTTCCGCGAGCTGATCGACAGGACTCATCATATCTCTAAAGTTGAATCCCATTGTAGAAGGCACATTTCCTGGAACACCTGCTGGTACTCCATCACTTGTCTTCTTGAAATTAACTTGTTTCAAACCTGAAATCTTAATACCTTTCATTCCGAAGTTCTTTGTATTCATAAAGAATATCTTTCCTGAAGGAATTTGTTCATCTCTTACTACTGGAGTACCTCGGAAGAATAATACATCAAATCCTTGTGTACCAGCTAATGCTTGAGATGTAGGAACCATACCAAATGCGTTCATCTTTGGATATCCTGAAGTTGTGTAGTTAGCACGAACTGTAGGTGTCAAAAGAGATTCATAAGTACTCCAAATTGCTTTGGTTGTACCGATTATATCTGGTGTTTCGTTACCAATACTTACTGCATCGTAGGCTGTTGCTAGTTTAGCAAGAGTTGTAGCTCCAGCTGCTGCTAGGTAGTAACCTTTAAGAGTAGTATAAGTAGCACGAGCTAAACCACCATAGGTAGCAAAGTTCGTAGCGTCATCTGCTGCATTGTAAAAAGAATCCCAAGAGTTTCCTGCACCTGTACCAGTCCATAGGTTATTAGCCATGATCTGCATAAGTGATTGTGCTTGAGAATCGAACTCTGTTTCCAATAGATCCAAAACTTGTTCGTCTCCTTGGTTAAGAGTTGTTTCAATATTCGCAACAACGATAGGCTTGTAAGCCATCTTTGGATTAAACTCCATTTTTGTTCGAGTATTTTGTCTGTCAGTATCAAGTTTGTCAGCAATACCAGTGTTTCCACCATTTGTTGTATCTTGATATTTAATTATAACTTCATACTTAACACCTGTTTTCCATGATTTTGCGTTTTGCAAAAGTTTCATAAGGATAGGTGATCCTTTTGATATTGTATCGTAGCACATTGTTAACCCTTTCGGGTGATAAGTCATTTCTGCTTATCTCACATGTTTCATTTTAGATTATAGCATGTGGTCAGACTATCGCTTCCCCATTTCTGAGGTCCTCTCACTTAGTCGTTGCAACTGAAGTTTGTTTTTAAAATTTAGTTTTCTTAATTCAGAAAAATAAATTTCTTGCTGTTTAAATTTTTCTAAATCTTTCTTTTTGCCTTTTCGGCTAACAAATTTAGTTTGAAATTCTATTAGTAATTCTAGTTGTTTTCTTTTTATTTTTACGTATGGTTTAATTATTTTTAAGAAAGCAAGTGCTTGTTGGCTAACAATAGCCCAATGAACAGCACCTATTCTATTTCCTTTTGGTTTTGAAAAACACAGATTACCTCCAAAAGTTTTTTGAATTTCTTGAAGTACGTCTATATTTTCTTTTCTACTAGACATACCACAAGCTACCCATAGTTGATAATTTATTCTACCAGATCTCATTTTCCTTTTGATAGATAAACTACCTTCTCCATCCATTAAACCAGCTACATAAGCTAAAAATATTTTTTGTATCATACTCTGTATGGTACACTATTATTTACTAATTTGCAAGGAACATTACTTCTTGTTGAGGGTTGCCTATCTCTAGGTGTTCCCCATTGATCAGAGAAGATTTTACAAAGGCCTATACGTTAACCTTTGGTACAATATAACTTCTTGTCACTGTTGTGACGGCTTCTGAAAATGTCATATTTTTAAATTATTTTTTATTACCCTTGATTCTAGCCAAGAAATCATTGGCGCTTTGATATTGTCCTACATCATCTGGATCATACCCATCATCTTCCGTAGAAGCTGGTGAAGCTCCTGTTGATACCGGGTCGGCTTCTCGAGTTTTTAAATTCTTGATAGTCTTCTGCTCAGTTTCAACAATTGCTTTTTTCATGTCCGTCATGTTTTGGTAGGCAAATTTCAAATTCTGCAATCCATATTTATTAGCATGAACAAATAAAGCATTTTCATCTAGTTTTGGATCTAGCTTTTTTAATTCTGCTATCTCCGCATCTATTTGAGCTGTTATCTCTCTTGTTCTAGCTTGTTCTTCCTCAACACCTCTCTTTAATTCATTGATTGCTTCAGCTTTCGCGAGTTCAATGATTTCAGCATAAGTCTTAGGAATATAATCTGGATTTTTCCATTCTGGTTCTTTGTCAAGGTCGCTATTAATATCCTTTTTTCCTTTCTCGTATTCAGCTAACTTCTGTGATTTTCGAGTAAATTCAGGAAGGAGTTTTTGATACTCCTCTTTAAGCTCAGCAGCGGTTACTTTTCTTCCGTCAGGAAGATCAAATAATTCAGCTTCTGGCTCAGGTGTAACTTCAGGCGCTGGATCAGCTTCTGTAGTTTCCTCTTCTTTTGGTTCCTCTGGACTTGGTGTCTCTTCAACTTTCGGTTCTTCAACCGGAGTCTCCTCACTGCCCGTTAGTTCCATTTCTAACTTTGGGTCCATAATTTTAAGATTGCCTTTACCTTCGCTTGGTCCAAAGACTGCGACGATACCGCTTGATCAAATTATTAATAATGAGTACCTTTAACGACGCACTCAGGTCATAAAACTATTCTTTTTTCGATGTGCTTTCCTTTTTCACTTTACTATCAATTGACTTGTTCCCCATCTCATATTTTCTATCAACTTCAATTTTCTTTTCTCTATCAATCTTCATCTGTTCAGCGACAACTAATTCTGGATCCAATTCAATTCCTGCTTTCGCGGCCAATTGTACTTTTCCATCAGGAGGAAGTTCGCCGTATTTAATACTTGTCTTTGGAACTTCTTCAACTGGTTTTTCAGGTACAAGCATTTGCATTTCTTCATCACTAATTCCAACTGCCTTTGGTGCGTTCAAATCATAAACAACTTTATTCTTTGCTTTCTCTTGAGGGTTATCGTATCCAGCAGTTTCAAAATAATCAACCGGAGAAATAATTCCATTCTTAATATCTTCTTGTGCTTGTTCGTATTTAAATTGTCTATCTTCTGGTAATGATTTTCCACCAATAACTCTAACTTCAATTCCATCTTCAAAATCATCTTGTATTAAAGTAATAGTTTCAATCGCTAATTGTTTTCCTAAACTTTTTGCATAGTGATGTTCAGTGTATCTTGTTTTTGCTAATTGCATAAACCAATTAAATAATTCATAGTTTACGTAATCGACAACCTGCGTTAATTCATTGAGTAATAAGAATGACTGATCAATAAGTGCAAGTCGTCCACCACGAGTTTCCTGTCCTTCTCGTTGTCCTTTGAAAGCAGATGATGCGGCCATAATATTATCAATCTCTCTTCGTGAATCAAGCATCGCTTCATTTACAAAAGCCGGTAATGCAGAACCTGTCTCACGGGATACACCATTTGCAACACCCTTACCCCAAACAACTCCACCAGTTTCAAATCGTAATTTTTGTGCTTCCGCTTGCGACATAACCGTAGAGTCAACTTTAATTATTCCATTAACTAATCTTCTATTTTCTGCAATATCTCTTTTTGTTTCATCAACATCTTCCTGAAGTGGTATAGCCTGAGATATCATATCAGTCTGTCCTATTGGACAATTTTCATTATTCAAAATCGTTGCAAAAATATAAGGTTTTCGTGGTCTGTCGAAATGATTAAAATAGTAAGCATCATAAGTAATTCCCTCTGTTGCATTTTCTAGTTTAGCTCTCTTTCTTTCATCTTGTTGATATTTTGCATTACTTAAAACTTCTCTTCGTTGTTCAGTTGTCGTTGCTTCCATTCCAAGTTGTTCTGCTTCTTCAGTAGTTATTAAAACACCATCCCAATCCCAATATGGGTTTCGAATTTTTCCAAGAATAATATTATCTAATTTAAAAATTACATAATCCCAACACCACGCTTCTTTATATTTAACTTCTGGATTTTCAATTAAAATATCTTCTTCATCTGCATATCCAAACTTTTTTAATATTTCTTTTTTCTTTGCTGGAAATCTTTTTATCACAGAAGATAAATTATCTGTAATTTCTTCAATAGCAAATTCACTATCGTCTTCTTTTGTAGAATTTTTTCCAAAACGTACTTTTCTTGGATCAATAGCCTTAACATCAAAATCATTTATTTTAGAATTCCAAAAAGGTTTCAAAACAATTATCCTAGAAAAATATAAATTACGTAATCCTTTACGTACTACTTCTTTAACATTTCTTTCTGAATATTTTATATTAAAAAACTTTTCTAATCTTGTCGCTAGTGTTTTACTTTCTGGAGTATCACGAGATGATAATACTGTTGGCTTTGGAGGATTTGCAATTATAGAATTTATCACTGCTTCGGTATTTACAAAAATACGGTTAGCTCTAACTCTACTTTTCTTCCGAGGTAGATTAGCTAACCATTCTGGATTATTTTTATATGCCCTTACATTTGCTTCATATGTACTTTCAACTATATCCCAAATAGACTGACTCGAATTCCACCGGTTGTCCACCAGTTTACACAATTCTCTATCTTTTAATTCTGTTATTTTTTTCATTATTTTTAAAAATTAATTTACTCTTATATTATATACCTATTATAATAATTAGACAATAAAAAACTGTGGATAAGTACTATTGACTTTCCCAATTATTAACTCTGGCCAATATCTCCCCAAGATCCCCCATAACGTTATCATTCCCAACTAACAACTTCTGTGTTTCATTTCCATCTCCAAAGAAACCACCGGTCCCTCCAGCCAAAGTCGCCAAATAATAATAAAGAGTAGCGAAAACATAGTGGTCCTCTCCTGTGGTACTATCCCAAACATAACTTTCTATCCCCCTATTATCAACAACCTTTGTTCTTCTTAGTGTCTCCCAATGTTTTAAGTAGGTTTTTATCTCTGAGTCTGACCGAAAAGCAAATAATATCCTCGCATTTAATATTTCATCAATCAATTGATCAAGAATCCTATTCCTGTTTGAATAAACCACACCCTGTCTGTCACCCTCCCCCCACCAGACAATTGTTTTAGGATTATTTTTATTCTCCTGGAAGAAAGACATGCAAACATTCAAGTAGTTCTCAACATAATACTTAGACATTGTATTGTCCGGCATCGCGTCTATCACCATAGTAGGCTTATATTTCCTTATCATATCATCTAATTCACTCCATTTTGTAAATCTCCCCACCTGTGTCAGTCCTTTTTCACTACCAAGAGCATAATGTTTAATGTTTCCAACGTCCACGCCTAAGAACCATTTACCTGTCGTTATGTCATTTGGTGTCCAGTTATCCAGTATCGTAGACCGTGAAACACGAATATCCCCAGGAGAATATGGTTCTCCTAGAACGAAGTTGTAAAAATACTCTTGATCCCCTTCACTATCTTTAATAACCTCATCTGCTGTAACCCATGGAGCCATCAAAAGTGAAATATGATACCCTGAAACCTTCTTCCCTGGCCTCTGTGCTACCCATTCTCCAAATCTCCTATCCTTATCAGATAGTTTTTCGTGACATTCCTTGCATTGGAATTGTCTTTTTTCCATATCAATACTCTCTGGCCACGTTAATATCTGTTTTGCCTTACATTTTCCACAAGTAATCGTCCATTCCTTCTGATCTGACTTATTCCATTGTATATCAATCGCGTCCTTCTCTGTCGTCGGGTTGGAAAACATCCATCTACCCTTATATTTACTAGCTTTCGTACGACTTTTCATCGTCTCAATCACTGTCTGGTCCGAACGTGAGGCCTCGTCATGCACCAAAAGGTCAGCCGTCGTCATAATCGCTGCTGTTTTTGACACCGTTCCCTTAAAAAACAAAAATCTACTCTTATCCCCTTGTTTAAATTCTTTTCGTTCAATGTTATCAGTAGGCAATCCAGCAAAAACGTGTGGATTAGCCGATAAAATCTTGTTCGTCTTCGATGCCACGAACTCTTGAACGTCACTATCAGTCGGGAATGTATATAAAATGTTCCACCCGTACTTAATAATCGCAAATAAAACCTTTAAATTGAACGTCACAGACCCTCCAATCTGAGCACATTTCTTAATAACTATCTCTTGGCTCCAGTCCGACAGAATATCCAATAAAAATAGGCGATCTGTAAAATCCAAAAGATCACCCTTCTCCGAAACAATATTATTTTTAAAAATCCACGTTATAATGGATAACTCATCCGCATTAAAT